AATATTTACCCGAAGACGGAAGCACAGTCGCTAGGAATTCCTGCGACTTCATAGTAACCCCTTAAATTAGTTAACTCGTTTGTATAATCTATCTACAATCTCTTGCTGAAACGACTCCGGCATGCTAGTACCTAGCAATAAAAAGCGCTCAGCAAAGTTAACTAATTCCTTGTCGGTTAGTATGCGTGGGTTAATTGATGATGTTACTTGTTCTTGTTGCATTTTCTCATTGCCTCCTCTGCGGTACTGCTTGATTGTAGGATGGCCAGTAAATTCTCTACACTTCTGCGGTATGCTGGCGATACTTCTGAACCACCAAACCAGTTATAAATAGACTGACGTGTTGCTCCGGTGTACTCGGATATTTTTATTACTGGGAAGTCTAGCTTAACAGCCCATCTTCCTAATAGGTTTCCCAAACTCTTGGGAGCCTTTGATGTTTCTGCGATTATCTTGTCTGAATACGGCATTTATTATTCTCGTTAGTTGAAGGTGGGGGGCAGTCTTTTTAGTCTGAAATCTCTGCGAGCCATAGAGCTGAATAGTGTCAGCCCCCCAAAACTATTACTCGTCGTCTGTTTCCCACTCGCCAATAACTTCAGCTAGTTTGCCAGCTTTCTTAGCTGGAACAGCGTTTGGTTTAGCGGCTGGTTTACGGACTTCGGGTTCATCAACTTCGTCGCTAGCCGCTTCTACTTTAGCGGTTGGCTTCTTACCTTCGAGAGCTAATGGCTCGTCTTTCTTCTTAGCAACACTCATGGTGATGGCTTGCTTAGCTTCGGCAGACTGACCTTTTTTAGCGCAGATTGCATACTCTTCATCGGACAACCAACGCATAGGTTGGAAGAACAACTTGGGTACTGCGGCTTTAGTATCGAAACGCATACGAGTAACAAGGGTCTCAGGGTTAATGCTTTGAGCCGCCAAGTAACGGGCATACGCTTGGAGTGGGCGCTTGTCACCATCCTCTTTACCGAAGATAGAAGTAGCCGCTAGGGTTAATTGCATAACGTCGCCTTCCATATCGTTAGCCAAAACAACTGCTAAGCGCTGGCTAAAGCGGCAAGCACGTGAATCACCAAGACCTGAGCCTTTGGCATTTTGTGGGCAGTTAGCGCATGATGGTGCTTGAGGTGTATCAATGCTTGCATCAGGTGTATCGCCGTCAGCAGACCAGCAAGTAGGTGCTGAGTTAGCGCCTTCCTCGTAAGTGCCAGCATAGTATGTACGGCTAATCTTTGGGGCAGCTTGAACAATAACTACGTCAAGGTGGCGGTCATCAATAGCCGCAACTTCTTTACCACCAGCGATCAAGCGGAACACACCGCCCTTAGTTGAGATACGTTTTTGTGAAACTCCTACACCACCAGCCAAACTCTTGGCTAATGAAGATAGTTCTGCGCTCTTAGCAAACGCTGGTAGTTTCGATGGGTTAAATGTTGTGAGTTCAGACATTTGTTACTTCTCCTTTTTTAAGAAATTCTAAGAATACTTTTGCTGTTTCTGCGATTGCTATTGGCGCTGTGTCAGGATTGCTTGCGTTAACTGCCGCACCCAAAGCTTGTACTCGCATTTGGATTTCAATCTGCACGTTGTTCTGCGCATCTTGATAGGCTTGTTGTTGTGCTTGTTTTAAAGCCGCATTTAAAACTGCTTGCGCTTCTTGTTCGGGTGTTGCTGGCTGAGCTTCGCTCATAGTTTCTCCTACTTAGTTGGTTTACGTACTGTTACTGCAAAATCTTGTAAAGAGTTTAACCCTGCTGGAACTAACCCCGGGTTTTCCTCTAGGAACAAGGCCATGTTCTTTTGCGATATACGCTTCTCGAACAAATCTAAGGCATCGTTATCTACAACAAATGTCTTGAAGGAATCCCAGTCATCTGTATAGTAGCGAGTCTTTTGCGACAAGATAATTGTGCCTTCATCAGTCTTAACTGAGTTCGTGCCGAGCGCTACCATTTGGTCTTTCATAGCGTTCTTCAATTCGTCTTGTTGCGCTTTGAGCTTTTCTACTTCACTTTCATATTCACGAGTTAGCTCTTGAACTCTTGAGTATATCTTGCGGTAAATCCTAGCTAGCTTATCTAGCGGTACTACTTCATTTTCATCAGACATTTGATTTCTCCTTTCAACGTCTATGTCAAATACTTTACACCAATAGGGGTGACAAATCAACCCAAACTAGGGTTTTCCTTACTGGTTTATTTCTTCTTTATACAAGCTTAACAGAATATCGTGTCCTCGTACCCGCTTTTCTAATTGGGCAAACATCTTCTTTTCTATCTCGCTACCTTGCAAGTGTATCACAGTCACTTTAGTGGAATCTTGTCCGATTCGGTCGGCTCGTGCAATACATTGTAGATACGTTTCTACTGACATAACAGGCCCATAGAACACCACAGTATCAGCCGCAGTAAGCGTTACACCATGAGATGCAGACTGAGGTTGGACTACTAGGATACGTGGCTCAGGGAGCGTTTGGAAGCGTTTAAAAATGTCAGTTCTTTTGGACACCGACACATCCCCATGAATCACTTCGGATGCCACATTGTGTTTCAGTAAGTGGTTATGGATAGTATCAATGCTATGCCTGAATGGGGCAAACACAATCACTTTCCTATTTGTTTCTTCTAGTACTTCCAGTAGTACCGACAAGCGTGGGGCACAATCAAACTCAACAACTTCATGCTCATCTGTGTATGCCGCACCAGCCGATACTTGTAGCAACTTTGATACACCAGCCGCCGCATTAACTGCGGTAATAGTTTCACCAGCCGCTTGCATAACCATCTTGTCTTTCAGTAAGCGGTAGTATTTGGTCTGCTGTGGGGTAAGGGGTATCTCACGTGTTTCTGTAAGTACTGGCGGTAAGTCGGTACATTCTTCTTTGGTGAACCTAATCGCAGGTTGTAATGCGTCAAACACCGCTTCAGCCGCCCCTTGTTTTGGAACCCATTTGAACTGGGTCAGCTTATTCATAACCTTATCTCGCCATGCAGTAGCAAACTTAGGTACTCCGCTAGGGTTCACCAGCTTAGCCAAACCATAGGCATCCACAGGCGATTGAGAAGCTGGTGTGCCTGTCATCATCCATAGAAGGGTATGTGGGGTTAGGATTTTATTTAAGGACTTCCAGCGCCTTGTAGATGGGTTCTTGTAGGCATTGGCTTCATCCACAATAACTAGGTCAAACTTGCCATTAGCTACCACCTCATCAGCTACTAGGTTTAGTCCATCATAGTTAACTACTACAAACTCATAGTTACCTTGTACCATCTCAATACGTCGGGTGGCTTGGCTATGGTGGGCTACGATAACTGAGCGGTGAATAATACTCTTGCCTATGCCGTTCATCCAAGCGTCGTGCATGATTGATAGAGGGCATAGGATTAAACAACGACGAACTTTCCCTAACTTCATAAGGTAGTCAGCCGCCCATAATGCACTAAGGGTTTTCCCTGTACCGGGGTCGTTAAACACAAAGGCTCTTGGATGTAGCGTTAAGAACTCTGCGGTTTCAACTTGATGCTCGAACGGCTTATACATACCCGGCCAGCTATACTTAGCGCGGATGGGTGAAGGCACATTCTTAACACCTAGATTGCGGAGCACACGCACTTCGTCTAAGCCCCATTTCACAGCGACTTTAGATACTCCGTTCTGCTCACCTACGATAGCGTGTTTAGGAATGACTGCGTACTTCTCGGGGTTGCGGGTGGTAAACACCAGCGCTTTATTATCTACGATTTGCATTTGTATTGATCCATTTGTTTATCGTGTTCCACTAAGCCAGCCCAAAATAATCTGTTACCTATTTCCCAAGTTAGACTGTCTTGCTCCACTAGTTCGCTTGCGTTTATCCATCCATCACCGTACTTCATAATCCATAGATTTCTACAAGTCTCTATCGGCAAGTCTTTAGCTTCAGTTACGTATTCGTGCGCATCTACTTTTTTCTTAGGCATTAGCGGTGACCCCCACTTTCTATCTGTCCTATATTCAGAGCCATACTTTTTATTTTCTTCTTCAATAGCGTGACCAAAAATACTACGGGCATCAGTCCACCCTTCAGCGTAACGTTCATGCCGCATGATTTTTTAGTCTATATACCAGACCGCTATTCCCATCTGGGGCGGTGACAATTCTATGATGTTCGACTAACTCTTGATTAGATAAGCGTAGTAGTGCTGCTTTCCAAAAGTCGTCAGTAAACTCCTCGGCTGGAACCCATTCGTTACCATACTTAACTTGCCACATAGCCTCAACTACATGGAGTGGGGTATCAAAGGTGTTGTCATAGGGAGCAGTCAGCACCCTACCAAAGTCTTCGAATAAACTTTTTAGTAGTTCCATATTTTCCTTTCGTTGTTGCCAGTATTATTTTTTGTTGTCTGACATATTAGCTTTGGGAGATCGCAGTCTTAAGTTGCCGCTTGTTGATTTCCCACCTGACTTTAGGGGCTTCACGTGGTCTATGTGTTTGCCCTTGCGGTCGATACCTTCTTTGTCATACTTACGTCTTGCACGCTGGCGCTCGAGTTGGTCTTCGGTTTCACCAGTTGCTTTCTGTAACTTGTATGCGTGTTTGTAATCACGCTTGCCGTTTTTCTGTGTCATCTTTCTTTCCTTTTGACGAATTGCATGAGCGACATAAAATCTGATAAGTGGCTCTCTCTGCGTGGAAATGTTGCCATGCTTTTAAAACACTCGGGTCTTTAATGACCCACCCAATCCCACTATTATCGTTGGTTATTTCGATGTTGGGTTCGGTATCTATAAAACTTTTTGCAATCATTACAAATGGCACATAGCGGTGGTCGACTGTCAGGTCTTTAGTAGCCCCACAATGTACGCAAATCGGGGCCCATTGACGTATAAAATCGTTTAACTGATACTGAATAGCCGCCCGTAATGCTGGGGTTCTGTTATCTGTTTCCGCTACTGCCTTGCGCCATGACCAAACTTCGTAGTTAATCCCATCGTTTGATACCCCCAAGCAACGTGTTTCTTTGGGTGTGCGTGGGTTAATTACTTTTTTGTAATATGGGAAACTCCAGCCAGTAAGTAAGTTCATACTAACTACATCATCTTGCGCAAAGTCTACACCGATAGCATAACTATCTAGGATAGTACGGATTCTTTCTAGTCTTTTTACTTTACTCATATTAGTGATTAGGGTGAAATTCACAGGACTTAACCTGACACCATCCACATAGCGGAGTGCTTGTTGGATTCCATACATTGTTATGGTGGCTGGCTACCAGTTTTGCTACACGTTCTCTGTATAACTGCCAATGGAAATCTTTTTGGTCGGCTTCCATTTTGCTCTTAACCATGCTCCCCTTAACTACAAACAGTAGAGAAGAATTAACTTGGCGAATGTGTGGGAAGTGTGCGAACACCATGAGGGACATTAAGATTAGCTGATCTCGGTCAGGGTATTTATCGTTGCCAGTTTTGTAGTCAACTACCCAAGCTTTTAAACCATCGTCATCTATGATTACTAAGTCAGCGATTCCTCTAGCCCACACATCATCGTCACCGAAACCGCAAGGTGTTAAGTCTTCCCTTACACCCATCTCCAACTCAGGAAACTTTCTGCCCTTTATCTTCATCAGGCTTTCCATAATGGGTTCCATAAACGCATACTCAGGCGGTATAGGCTTGCCTTCTTTAACATAAAGCTCAGCCGCTTCATGTACTTGCTTACCATACTTGGTGTGAACTGTTTCTTGGAAAGGGTAGTTCTTTAAAACCTTAACCTCGTGGAACCGCCTAGCGCATCCCTCGTAGTCTTTAAGCCCTGAGTGGCTCCACTTGATTGGTTTAACTTCCATTACTTAGCATCTCCGTATCGTTTAGCATAGCTTGATTCTGCGTCAAGTGGGATGCCTTTCATATACTGCGGTTCCATGACCATCTGTGCGTGTACCCATTTCTCTGCTTCTTCTACTTCTTCATCAGGTACTAGCACTACAACTTCGTCATGCACAGTCAATACACAAGGGTATCTCTCTTGTATCCGTAACATCCCATCAGTCATCACGCAACGAGCAACGGCCTGAACAATGTTTTCTACCAGCTTACCGCCGTATAGTTTTTTATTGTCAGACCCGTAAGACCATTGTGTTCTGCCTTTCTCGTCTTCTGTACCCTTTAAATCAGGGTAACGCAAAGCCAAACCACTAGGCAATATTATACGCTCTTTTTCAAAAGTTAGACATTTATATTCGTAGGTTTTTCCCTTACTTAAACTATGCCCTATCAACGAACTACATAAGTCCCAAAAGGTTACTACTGGGTGCGACTTCTCACGATAGATTTCAATAATCTTTTTAGCGGCTAGGCTATGAACTAGAAGCTCTTTGTCTGTGCAAGTGTGTGGTATCTTGTGGAGTAATTCCATGTTGCGTTCCCAACCTAAGAAGTCAGCTACATCTTGCTCAGTTACACCAAGTTGTTTAGCAAATGCTTTGTCATACATTGTGGGCGGTGCGCCTAGGAATCCAGTAAGAAGTTGCGCAGAGAAGCTAGCCCAACCCATGCCATAGCCACAACCTAACAACGCTGATTTTGCTGACTGCCTGAGAGTCGGATGTGTTTCTTTAGAGAGGTCGGGTATGCCAAACATCTGCGCCCCAAACGCTGAGTAGGCATCTTGACCCGATGCGAATATATCAAGGAGTGACGTGTAATCAGCGAGATAGGCAAGGACTCTCGGCTCAATTTGCGAGAGATCGCATACGACGAGCGAG